GTTAGTACAAATATTTAAAAACTATCTTTAATTAGCAGGAGTTTCGCTCTCCGTTGCTTTTAAGCCAGCAAAAGCCGTTCCTAAGGAGAAGTGTCCGAAGGAGCATAATAGATAATCGGGCAACCGGTAAAGAAATGAAGACTAAAGTCTTCTCCAGCTGCACAGAAGTCGAAAATCTGAGATCCACCACCCTTATCACCACTAGCATGCCTAATCAACGCGGAAACCTTATGGAAGTCCACATAGGTATTGATGTCAGTGATATTTGCTCGTTTACACGGATAAAATCGCAATTGCGATTGATGCGGGTATTCTACCTCGAGTATAGGATTTTGTTCCTGCACTGTCAAGTGGGCACCATCATGGAGAGTGTTCCAATGCTGAAGTTCCTCGTAAGGAACGTAATTATTGTCGTCCTCACCAACCCATTGGTCCCAACCAATTTGGTATGCACCTCTATCGAATCCGTAACGTTCAGCACGCATCAACCCTCTATGCAAATAGTTGCCGACATCATCGGCCGATGATCCAAACTGTACGAGCACGTGTTTCCATCGCAATGCACCACGATACGCCGTAAAGGCGGATGAAACATAGTTCAACATGGTCATCTTGCAGTAATTGTATGGTCCTTTAATAGAGAAATCCACTGCACCAGGTGCAAATCCTCGCATATACGGAAAGTTAGGAGATTGTCTCCACATAGTCCCTGTGGAACGAATTCCGTTGCGAGCCCAATTCGTATGGAAATTATAACGCTTCAAAATAGAGCGAAACGATGGGATAACTTCACCGAAACATATGTCTGCAAGACCACCCTCTCCACTTGTACCACCCACTTCAAAAGCAGGGGTGGGAGCTGTTGGTTTAGAGGGTTCTTCAGTACAGTCTTGATCTGCGACATTAAGCTCTTCCTCCCCAGATTGGGGGTTGAGCAATGTTGGTAAGTCTTCTTTAGGATCTGTTTTCTCTTCTGATTCTACCTCTTCATCCTCGTTCTTAAGAGTTTCAGGTGTTGGGAAGAATGTGAAATTCTGGATATTGATGTCAGTGGGATTGACTACTTCAAAATCATCACACATTCTGACAAAAACATTAATCGAGATGTCATTATCTATGGAAGAGTTAGGAACTGTGAGATCGTTGAGAACACGGAGACACACGAAGCCATTCTGACTAGGTGTGTTAGCCGTTGTAGCGGGTAAAGTTGCACGATTTCTAAAAGAAAGATCTTGCGTACCCACAAGTCTGTTCACACAGTAGGGGTATAGTTGACCCCATTTCACTCTCATCACAAAGTCTTTTTCTTCACCGATATCAATGATTCGGGAGTAAGATACATTCAGTTGTAGGATCAGTCTTATAGGGATCCCAATGAAGCGCCAAACGGCCTTTGTGAAATGCAGAGGATACGATCTGGAATCGAAATTCCATAGTCCCATGCCAGTTTTTGAACGGCGCTGCAGCAAAACATGCAGCTGTCAGATGGTGCTCTGTATTACTACCATTCACATATTCATCCCACATAAATGGGGTCACTCGTGAATTAAAGAGCACTGTTCCTGGAGTGTCGGCAACATTCCAAGTAGTCTGAGTAATGAAGGATTCTCGCCCTGCAATCGACTTGATTGTCATTTCATCCGATGATGTTAGACCAAAAGTCGTTGGGTCAATAGTCACTTCTTGTTTTGCGTCCGTTGAAAGCTTCACTGATGAATCAATCATGTTCGTTGAAGCAATGTTTCCCGCATATTGCGGTACATACGGACGGATTTGTTCTACACTGGCAGGTCGCGAGTAACCAAAAATCTTCGCAACATTGCCCATAGCTCCAGCAGCGATCTGGGTCGCGCGAGCATAGGGCCCAATAACAGGGGCGCTGGCGAGCGCTCCTGCAGCCTTAGCAACAATTGACGCTGGATGGGAAATAGGTCCAGATCCATATT